AGGCTGAAGCTCAGATGGAGACGTCGCTTGATGATTTTTATGACCATGTGAGAGCGTTGACGTATGGAGATGACGTAATCATTGCTGTGTCACAGGTTATGCAGCCGTGGTTTAATCGAGAGCTCTGTATTCGCGTGGGTGAAAAACTTGGTATGGGGGTAACTTCTGCTAAGAAAGATGGTAATATTATTCCAATTGAGAGCTTGAATGTGTTAACCTTTCTGAAAAGTAGCTTTCGTTGTGTACCGGGAATGGTACTTGCACCTTTGCCTACCAAGGTAGCACACAGGTTGTTACGTTGGCAGCATAGGGCGAACGATGGTGACATGACTATCATGAAACAGCGCGTGCGTGAGGCATGTGAAATCATGGTACATCATGGGAAGGAGGCATATGATGAATTGGTTGGACAATTGAAGGAAATGGGTGTTACTCAGTTTCCTGATTACCGGACCACGCTAATGCAAATAAAAGCTAAACAGGAATCGTGTGTATTACAAGATGTGGGAGCTCTCGAGGGAGAGTATGATACATCAAGTACTTCTACGGTTTCTGGCTTAGACAGTTCATGGAATGTTTGGAGAATTGAGCAATCTTCAGACAGTAGTGCTAGCTCAAAGGAAGACAGCCAGTCTATAAATGGCAATTCTGGACATCTAGCAGATGTAAAATGCTGCGATACACTGTGAGGGCGTGTGCTCGACTCAAAAGAATCGCTGACTTAATGGCTTTTAGGATGTAGTTTAGGTATTAATCGCAACGGTCAATAGGACCGGGGGCTTTGCACTCCCCAGTATGCGCACCGACTGTAGGCCAGTCAATATAACGCAGGATTCTAAGGACAACCCGAAGAAGCGAATGCAAGGATGGGAAGGCGTCTCACTATGGAAGTGAGCGAGATACCTAGCATCGTCGGGGTTCCAAGGGATTTTGTATTTTAATTTAGAGCATAAATATTATGGGGTGTATTTCCTTCAAACCTAAAATTGTAGGAATGCATC